CCACTGCTGCACAAGCTCTGGCGGTGGGGTGATGGGATGTTGTTGCGTCATGGTGTGATTAGTGGTAATGGCTACTTGGCTTCTGGTTCGTAAGGCTGCGGCACTATGGCGTGCATAGCGTCGAGCAACTCCCTTTCGTGCTGTTCGTAGCCCCACTGGGCAGCGCACCTAGCGACGTACATCTCCTCGGGGCTTACTTCCCCAAGATCGCCGCCGTAATACTCCAGTAGCCACTGCCGTACCAGCTCGGGCGGTGGGGTGATTGGATGTTGTGTCATTACATAAAAATTTTTAAGTTAGGTACGAAAGCTAGTCGTACCAGTGGATTTGGGGGTGGATGGCCCAAGCGTGAGACGCCTCAAGGACGCACAGAGGCTTGGGCTCTTTCAGCCGGGAAAGGCAACCCACAACCAACGGTGGACCTCAGAACCGACCGGAGCCCGATACCGAAGCAGAGCGGGAACTCTTCTACTCTTGCACACCAAGCGCCTCTGGCTCGTATTGCGTGAGCACGCAAACGTCAGCGCCTTGGCGGAGTGCCGTCCCAACGATGTAGGCGAACTGCTTCGGGGCGTCGTCGGACTCCTCAATCTGGTACTCCTCCACCTCGTAGGCCATGCCCTTGCGGAACCACGAGACGCGGACCACGGCGAGCAGCTCGTAGGGAATGTCACCGACGTTGTACCCCAGGGTGGGCTTCCTGGGGCGTTTCGGCTGGGGCGGTTCCGACTTCACGGGATCTCTCCAAAACACCCACGCGGCAACCCGCATGAGCCCTAGGAAAAAGTTAGGCGGGGTGAACTGGCCCATCAGTCCCACAGCCGTGCGGCTTCCTGCATCAGCTGCTCCAGCTCTTCAGGAGTGCGTTCTTCCCTTGGGGAGTGTTCAAAAACCTGTCCTGTTATGCCAGATCCATTGGTATGACTGGGAAGTAAATCGGGACACAGGGTAGGGCTGTCCTCTTTTGCTCCAGCTGCCCCATCAAAAGAGGACACGCTTAAGGGCTGTCCTTTTTTACTTTCCAGTCCCTGACTGGGTTTTCCTAATTCAGGACACTTATTCACACACATATCACGCGATAGAACAGCCTGGTACAAATTGGAAGGTCTGGCACCAGTGGAGGTTTGCCCAACCACCTCAACCAAGCCCCTCGAAGCAAGCCTCTGGAGCGCCTTACCGATTGCGGCCACACTTCCACCGCACAGCGCATCCGCAGCGAGTTCAGAGCGGCTCAGAGAGCGCGGATACGCAGCCCTAAGGCGCTGGAGCACCCGATCAACGATGGAAGCCGGACTGGCGCTGTCGGTATCCAGCTCCACGTAGTCCGCGAGCGAGAACGTCAGGTCGCTTTCGAGCTTCATCAGCAGCTTGGAGCCATCCCGCCCCGCCCTGGATTTTTCGACGGTGATGAGGCGAGCGTTGTAGCCGGTCTGCTCTACCTGCTTTTTGTCCGGCCGCCGCAGCCCCCACACCTCGTCAACAGCGTCCCGAATGGCAGTGGAACCCCGAAACCCGCCGGTTTTATTGGCGTGGTGGATCAGCAGGATGGTGCAAGCCGGGAACATGCGCCCGTTGTTGTTCGCCAGCCAGTAGATCGGGCTCGCAAACTCCTTCTTGTTTTCGTCGAACGCCGACCCCCTGCTGCAGCCAGTGATTGAGTCGATGATCACCAGTTTCGGCTGGTGCTTCTCGATCAGCTTCACGAAGCGGTAGTACCAGTTGAGGTCCCACCCCATCACCACCGTCACCGGATCCGACGGCTGGAACTCCAGATCCCGCAGCTGCTGCTGAACCTGCACCTCTGACTGGTCGCCGTTAAGGATCAAAACGGGACCGGCTTCCACTGGAACAAGATCCCCCCGCACGGAGAACGGAATCCCCCGCGCCACATGCTTGGCAATGGTCCAAGCCGACATGGATTTGCCATCCCCACCAGCACCGTGGATCATCACGGTCCCAGGGCAGGGCAGCAGATCCGGGATCAGGTACTCAAATTTCAGATCCTTATTCAGCAAGCTGTCCATCGCCATTTCGTCATCTTGCTGCTCGAACTGCATCTGGGCGATCAGCAACCGCTCCAGCGCCCCCGCGTCCCGATAACCAGCTTCCAGCGCCAGCACGTTCATGGCGTGCGCCGCTTCGGCCGGGTTTTGAATCTGCTGGATCTCTTTCGCCCGGCGGATCACCTCGGCGTAAGTGATGACGACTTGCCGAATCCGGGTGACGTTATCGCCCTCAACCTCCTCAACAACCTTCCGCAGATCCTCCGCAAGCCACAGCCGCCCAGGCATCTGCTGGTCCGCCATCCAGAAGAGCGTCCCAAGGCTTACAGGCCCCTTCCTGAAGCTCCTCCAAGCGGCTTCGCAGGGATTGCCCTCCTCCCATTCCTGTGAAAACTCTGGATCTTCCGCAGACCACGCAGACCAAAGCGTTAGCCCTAGGTCAGTCGGCAGTTCCGAGTGGATCGCCATCCCCACCTTGACCCAGTGGTCCCGGCTGCCAGCCCCCTGCCCCGGAATGACCTTCAAGGCCGACTGAATGATCTCAGCCACCTCAGCTGGATCTCGATCCGAGAAATCGAGCGCCTTGCGGTTCCTGATGAAGCCGGCATCCTCAACACCTTTGCCGGCCCGCTCCTTCATCTCAGCGATCAGCCACGCAGGGGCCTCTGGAATCGCCTCCAGGTCGCCTTCAAAGCCATACGAGCCCTCTGGTGCCTTTCCATCACTGGAACCCGGATAAGCCCCGTAGATGACGCCCTGACGGCCCCAGAGCACCTCGTACCCAGCGCCGGTATCCGACAACCCAAAACCCTGCACATCGCCCCACAGAGCCTCAGGGACACGGAAGAGGTACTTCGCCGCGTTCGCCTTGGTCGACGTAACGACTGGAGCACCCTCCAGCGAGTCTCCCCACTTTTTCTTGAGACGACTGAGATTCCGATCCACGTCAAGAATCACGAGTCCCATGCTGCGACCGCCGGTAAAAACACCGACCGCCTGGAACACCTCAGGCTGCCTTTCGATCTGAAGCGCCACGTCCGCAGGGCTCATCACCGAGTCGTGACTGCGCTTTGTAGGTGTCTTGCCCTTGCTTACGGAGCCGGATGGCAGCTTCTCACCCTTGGCGTAGATCGGTGCATACGCCATCCCCACAGGCAGCTGGCGCACAAAAGCCAGCAAATCCTGCGTCTTACTTTGCGACATGTTAGAGTCTCACATGAGAATGGAATCCACGCCCCCGCAGCTCAGCTGTAGGGGCGTTTTTTCATGGTAGCCAGCCGGTCAAGCACGTGTTACTGTGTAAGGCGTTGGCACTCCTGCCGACCACACCAAACACCTAAACCATGGCCTTCCTTTCAAAATCCGCATCTGCAAACGTCAACGGCGGCAACAGCGGCGGCGGCTACCTAAGCCTCAGCAAACTCCCCGATGGTGGATCTGTCCGCTTCGCCCTACTCACTGACGAACCTCTGGAGTTCTACGAGGCCTGGGGTGCCGCCAACGGCGCCAACAAGCCCTTCCGCTTCGACTTCGAGCCCACCTACGAGGACGTGGTCGCCGAAATGGGCGAGTTTGAACCCCGCGAAGGACGCGGCGGCCCTGGAACAGCAGACGTGAAGTTTGCCATCGCTTGCCCGGTTTACAACTACGAGTCAGGCAAAGTTCAAGTCCTACAGATCACCCAAAAGTCGATCCTGAAGGAAATCGACCAGATCTCCCAAATGGAGGACTACTCCAACCTGCTGGAGTGGGACTTCACCATCAGCAAGAAAGGCAGCGGCCTCACCACCGAGTACACCGTCCGCCCAGTTCCTCGCAAAAAGGGCAGCCAAGAGCACATCGACGCCGCCTGGATCGAGGCAAAAGCGGAAGGCTTCGATCTGGGACGCCTGCTCACTGGCGGCAACCCCTTCAAGGCTGCCTGATTAACACACTGAAATTTTCAAGGGGCCTAACAAGCCCCTTTTTTAGTGGTACTATCAGTATGGGAAAATCTATTCAAATGGCCTCCAATACGCAAGACACACTGGCATCACTGCGTAAATGGAGGCTGGAACAAGACAACTCTGGCCCCTTCCGGGTCTACCGAGACATTAACGGCAACATCTACCATAGTGTTACACACATCCTAAAGGAGACTAGCGACAAAACCGGACTGGAACGCTGGGAAGCCCGGCTGGGACCCGTCGAGGCAAGCTGCCAGCGGAATGTTGCAGCAACCCGAGGCAACATGGCCCACGGTCAAGCGGAATATCTACTCAAGACTGCAATGCAGCTGGCACGTTCCACTGCAAACAAGCGCAATTCCATCCGCTGGGACGAACAAGGCCTGGCGCGTATTCCCACCCCCATAACGCAGTGGGCACTCAAAAGGGTACGCCCCAATGTTCCCCCAGTAGGATTTAGCGCAAAAGGTTACGCTCGATCTTTATCTGACTGGATCGCTGATAACGTAACCGAGATTTTTGCAAGTGAATTTAGCATTCACCACCCCGCAGGATTTGCTGGAACTTGCGATGCACTAATCGGCCTCAAAAACAACGAATTAGTTCTGGCAGATTGGAAAACGAGCGTGGGACGCAAAACAAAAACCGACGAAAACGACGCCGAACGTTTACCTCCAGGGCATAGCTACATAGACCAGTGTGGAGCGTATTCACTGGGATTAAAACATCTAACCGGTTTGAAACCCACTGGGGCGGCTGTAGTCTTGGCCCGCCGTTGTGGCAAACCTAACGTGCATTACATGTCACTTAGTGAGCTGGAGGAGGCGGAGCAGTCATTTCTGGAACGCTGCCACAGATATTTCGAGCGACTTCATTCAAGACTCACGGATCCCATTCAAGTCTCAGGATGAGATCTACTGGTACAATGGTTGCCTGAGCGTGGCTGGAACCACCTCAGGCCGGACAACCTACCATTCAGGCCGTCATGTCACAGTCTAACGTGCGCCCTTCTGTGGCGTATCTGCGGGATAAATACTCCTACAACCCATTCACTGGAACTCTTCATCGCCGCGATAACGACCGCCCCTTGAGAGGCAATCGCTGCAAAAGAACTCACCAGCTTTCCATTCATGGCAGCTCTCGCCACCCATATGGTGTGGTGGTGTTTGCCTGGATTCATGGTCGGTGGCCCATTCAAGGAATGGAAATCGACCACATCGACCGCAACCCATTCAACCAGCGCTGGTACAACTTACGCGAGGTGACCCGGCGCCAAAACATGCAGAACACTAGGAGAGCCCGCAGCGGCGCCTACAGGTCTGGTGACAGCTGGTACGCCTGCATCTTTGTGGCAGGCCGCAGCAGATCCTTAGGATACTTCAAAACACAAAAAGAGGCTAAGGCTGCCTACCTAGCAGCCTGTGCCTCTTACGGTTTTGCCTATTTGCCCGAACTGGTACGGGCTTTGTAACTGGCGCGGGGCTGGCCTTTATCGGCGCGTGGTTTGCGCGGGGCTCCTGGTGGTTTCCTGGTGGTAGGAGTTGTGCGCGCTTTTTTTGCACTTAATTTCAAACCGACTGGCACGAGATCACTGGGGCAGGGTTCGCCACCATTGCGAGCCTGGCACTGATTCCAGTATGGGATGACGGACTCCCAAAGCTCCCGGATGCCTTCCTTGCCGTGGATCTCGTGAAGACGCAGCAGATCGCGCCACTCAATATCCGAGAGCGTGGAACGTTCGGCGCAGTAACGCAGGTCCCGCAATGCCCGTTTCTCCTGGCGCGTCATCTCCCGCTCAGCCTCCCGCTGATCACGGGCAAGCTGCTGCCGTTCTTTCTGGCTGGTGAGCATCTCCCTATGGGTGAGGGTTTACCCTGCGACATTAACACCATCCGTCACCCCGGCCAGCCACATTAAGATGTGCAACAGTAAGAGAGGGTGACGGCTGGAACGTGTGCCATGCTTGGGGCTGATCACCTAGGGAGACGATCCCACCATGGCACCCACAACTACACCCAAAGCCAGCCCCGCTCTGCTGGAACGTATTGGCCGTCTTGCCGGGTGCTCCGGGCACTGGCTGCTGATCCGGGATGGAGAGCCCGAGCGAGACGGTTTTGGCTCCTGGCATCAAAGCCCGGAGCGCCATCTCGAAACCTGCCTATCTGAGCACTGGCGCAGCGTGTCACTCGGTTTCGTGCCCACCTATTGCGGCTGGAGCGATTACGCGAGCACCGGCCTAGTGGGCAAGGCCAACTACAACGTGTTGACCGATCCCGCCAGCACACCCGACCCACTAGGTGGAATTCTTACCGTGGGCTACGGATGGAACGGTTCCGGCGTTGTGCTGGATGTGTTGCGGGTTCCGGCAGACGTGATCGAGACCGTGGAAGCGCTGGAGCATTACTCGCTGATCTCTAAAGACGAGCACTTTACGCTGGAGCTGGAAGAGATCGACCGTGCTTGGCAAGACTGCTACGCGTCAGAGTGGCGCGACGCAATCCGAGATCAGCTGGCTGCCTATTGTCCTGTGGACGTGCTGGAGCGTAACGCTTACGGCCCCAGCACCGCGAAGTATTGGGCAGATGATCAGCTGGACTCCCTGCCCGATGATCAGCTGGAGCGCGATCTGCTGGAGCTTTTCAACGCTTGCCGCGAAATGGCCGGCGAGGAATGGGAAGCGCAGGACCTGAGCACAGGCGCCTACATCAGACTGGAGCGGATCGCCGCAGGAATCGACCGCCTGGATCTCGTGGGGCTAACCGGCCTGGCACTGCTACCACTCGATCAAGAATGGCGCCGGGAGTCCTATCCGTGGCCGGACGGCTCCCGCGACGCACTGGCGCCGGCCTTGGCTTGACGCCGGGCCAGATCCGGTTCTACACTCTCACACGAGACCCCACCCATAGGCTCACACCATGATCACAACCACAGAAACCCACGCTGCCGCTAACGCCGCTGCATGGTGCGAAACCATCCTGTCCCAGCTGGATCGCCTTAAGGCTGCCTGCCGCGAATCGGACGACGCGTATGAGGCTATCCGGCAAGAGATCCAAGAATCACCGCTAAGCCTCTCAGTGCGCAGCCACTGGGTCGACTTGGGCGAACCGCTTAAGCCTGCTCAGTTTTGCATCCTGTTGAGCACCGGAGGGCCTGGCCTACGTATTGTCGGCGGACTGGGGCGGTTCAACTGTCCGGAGGATGCCCGTATGGAGTATCAGGATTGGGGCACCCCGTGGACTGAGTACCGCGCTATCGGTTCTGTGGTGTTGGATTCTTGGGCGGCGCAGTTCTGGTGGGGTGACTGATTCCGTTACCTACCGATCAACAGCCCGGCCTTAGTGCCGGGCTTTTTTATTGTTGCGCAGTGGTGGCGCTAGTATTGAACCAAACGGCCAGGGAATCTAACAATGTCGGACAATCCGGAAGCTAACAGCGAAGCGCCGGAAGTATCGGCGGAAAGTGAAAAGAAGTACTCACGACCGTTCGGTAAGCGTAACCCGAATGCTGTTATAGAAGAGCGCCGGAAGCGGCTTTATAAGCGGCAGCTGACTGGCTTACCCGTTCGCCAGTTGGTACTAGATCATGCTGATCGTGAAGGTATTGGTGAAGTTACAGCTTGGAGAGATTGGGATGAAGTGAAAAGGTGGAATGAGGAGGATTGGAGCAAGGATCGCGAGAGCATAGTTTCACGTTTGCAGGCTATGCGCATGAGAGCAATCGACGCTGCTATCCGTAAGGGGCAGATAGGCTCCGCCCAACTCCTCATGCGGGACCTTGGCGCAGTGGTTGGTGAGGTCGCACCGGAAGCGCAGGCAGCAGCTGCCCCTACGCTCAACATCACGGTTGAAGACAAGCGGCAGGGTTAGGCAGCTGCCCATCCCGTGATACAATACGGGGAAGTCCCACCAAGACTCCCCATGAACAACCGCCTTCTCACCCTGGCCGCTCTGCTCACCGCTTGCGGTGTGCTCGCCATGGGTGCCGACAATGCAAACCAGCTGGCACGCTGTGAGTCTGCCGGTCGATCGGCTGCTGAGTGCCGGCTCGTGGTGCTCGGTCGCTGAGATTGTTACAATGTATGAACCGACCTCTCGCACCTCGCGGCTGGGTCGGTTCTGCGGTTATACTGTAGGAGTCAACAACGCACACCAAGCAATGACTGCCACCAAGCGCCTGTTCCAGCTGATCATCACCCGCACCGATCGCGCCGCGCTTCCTTCCGGTGCTGCTATCGGATTCTCCACTACTGTTTTTGCTGACAACCTGGAGCACGCCGAACAGCAAGCGGCTCAGCTTGTTGCACGCTCCCGCGACGCTGCCCTTCTTTTTGTTGAGCGCGTCGAAGACGTCACCCCCTGACCCGCGCGGTTAATACCGCAGCTGCCCCGGGACTGAGAATCATTCTCACCCGGGGTAAGGTTCGAGTTTGGCGGAAGCTGGGCGCGGCCCAGGGAACCTACTGACATATTCTCAATTTCTTCTTCTGTACTACACCGGGGCAGGGGTTCGATTCCTGTAATACCCTAGAAAGTACCCTCCTACATAAAAATGCCCGATTCTGCTGGAGCACTCACCCTTCGCTACGCGCAAGGCGAAGTATTTTCCAGCCGAAAACGCTTCAGAGTGCTGGTAGCTGGCCGAAGGTTCGGCAAAAGTTATCTGTCATGTATCGAGTTATTGCGTGGGGCGATCGAAAGGCCGGGCGAAACTTTTTTCTATGCCGCGCCTACGTACCGGATGGCGAAAGACATTGCCTGGAAGGTAATGAAACGCCTCGTCCCGAAAGCTTGGATCAAAGCAAAGAACGAGACCGACCTCAAGATCGAGCTAGTGAACGGCTCGACCATCGAACTGAAGGGCACTGAAAACGCAATGGCCCTCCGAGGCCGCAGCTTGGCTGGCGTGGTGCTGGACGAAGCGGCCTTTATGGACGCCGAGGTCTGGTTCGAGGTAATCCGCCCCGCCCTTGCGGACAAACAAGGCTGGGCACTATTCATCTCCACCCCGGATGGCACCGCCAGCTGGTTTTACGACCTCTGGTGCTATTGCGAGGAAGGCGATAAGGACTGGCAGCGGTGGCAATTCACCACGATTGACGGCGATAACGTCCCACCGGAAGAAATCGAAGCCGCCCGCGCCCAACTCGACCCCCGCACCTTCCGCCAAGAATTCGAAGCCAGCTTCGAAAACCTCAGTGGCCTTGTCGCCATTAGCTTCTCGGACGACAACATCGACAAGACAGTTCAAGATCTCGCCGTGCTACCCCTGCTGATTGGGGTGGACTTCAACGTGGACCCAATGAGCGCGGTCTGCGCAGTCAAAAAAGGCGACGTCTTGTGGGTCTTCGACGAAATCATCATGACCGGCGGCGCCACCACTTGGGATCTCTGCGAAGAAATCCAATCCCGCTACGGCGTGGAGCGCCGAATTATCGCCTGCCCTGACCCCACAGGCGGCGCCCGCAAAACCAGCGGCGTTGGCGCCACCGACCACAACATCCTCCGCAAAAGCGGCTTCACGGTCTCTAGCCCCCGCAACCCCTGGAAAATCCGCGACAAAATCACCTGCGTCAACACCGCCCTCCTCGACGCATCTGGAACCCGCCGCCTCTTCATCCACCCCAAGTGCAAAGAACTGATCAAATCCCTCCGCACCCTCACCTACGCCCCTGGAACGGGCCTCCCCAACAAAAACCTTGGCGTAGACCACGCCTTTGACGCCCTGGGCTACCTATGCCTCCAAACCTTCAACCTTGCCAAACCAGAGAACCTGGGCAAGACCAACTATCGTGTGTGGTAACAGCGGTAATTTTGTGGCTAAAAAACCAACTAAAGCCCAAAAGAAGGTCGCCAAGGTCATGCGTGAGTACGGCAAAGGCGAACTGCACTCGGGCAGCAAAAAAGGTCCCGTGGTGAAGTCCCGCAAGCAGGCAATCGCCATCGCCATGAGCGAAGCCGGCATGGCAAAACCCAAGAAAACCACCAAAAAAGGTAAGAAATAATGGCAAAACGCGGCCTCTACAGCAACATCGCTGCAAAACGCAAGCGCATCGCCGCCGGCAGCGGCGAAAAGATGCGCAAACCTGGCACAAAGGGTGCCCCCACCGCCGCTGCCTTCAAAGCAGCCGCCAAAACCGCCAAAAAACCCAAGAAATAGCCTCATTTTCTTTATACCGAGGCCGCCGATGTACCTACGTCACACCAGCTCC